ATCCAGAACAAGTATATTAGCACGGAAGCCACGAATCTTTTCTCCGCTCAGAGGGATTGCTGTAATTGTCCCTTCATTTATTTTCCATTCGTGTTGATCGTTACGTTTAGATTTCGCTCCAAAAGCGTGAGCTAACATTTGAGCTTCTTTTGACTCAACTATCTTTTCTATATTGTTAAAAATAAAACGGGCTGTACGAAAAGTCGGACCAGCAATAAGGATCTTGGTGCGAGGCTCAAAAATGCACTGAAGAAAACAATAGACGGCTGCGATAAAAGTTTTTCCGCATCCACGTCCCCAGATGCACATATTAAAGTTTCTATTAAAGAAGGCCTTCAGCGTTATTTCCTGATAAGCAGCCAACTTGACTCCGGAAATTAATTCTGTAGTGAAGCCCAAGTTAGATCTCAAAAACTTAACTAAAGAAATCTTAGCTTGTTTGTCGTCTAGCGATCCTTTCAGTTGAAGAGACTGTTCGTTTATGCTTTCTAATTTTCGGTGATATTTTTCCGGTTCGTACCACATGTCATAAAATTTTTGAATCGTAAGCTAATTGTAGGTCTATATCTTTGTATTCGCAATTACTAAAGAATATTCTTTTCATCACCCTAACTGATTCAGCGCGATCTTTAACAAAGAGAAATTGAATGTTCGGGTATTCCTGAATGACCGATCTTATATTATGAAAAATATGTTTGGGGTTAGTTCTAACTCCCTTCTTATAGGTTCTTTTTAATTTGTTAAAGACAAGACTGGATGAAAGATCGTTTTCTACTAGGATAATTAAATTAGCCCCCTCCTCTTCGGATCTTTCTATTTCGTTGCAAAAACGCTCATATCCTCCACTTAACGTGCCCACCAGATCTTGAATAGATTTTCTTTCTATATAACAATTACATGTCAACTCTTTATCACTTAAGCAATAGTCTCCATACTTTAGACCTCTAACTTCTGTTGGGTAGTCTGGTATATCCAGAGGTTGGTGTTCTCTTGTGTCTATGTATATTTTATATTTTTTTTCCTCGTCAGGAGTGTAGCTCATAGGGTTGTCAATTTTTTTATACTTAGGCTCAAGCCCTATACTTCGGCAGAGCTCTTCATAATCACCGAAAAGTTTTTCGTAATAACCGACCGATGGGGACATAAGGGATCTTAATTCAACTTGACTCGGGGCAAATTCTAGATCCTTTTTTGTTTTCCTTTCTATAAGAAACTTTTTAAAATAATTTTTCGCAGTGCTAGGGCCTACCGAACTAAGCCATTTTTTTAGATTGTTTTTATTGTTGAAATCGGAAGAAAAATAATTTTCTTTATTCACAAAATTAATCAATTGATTATCATATTTATCTCTTCTTGGAAAATATTTATGATAGTAGTCTTTTATTTTTAATTTGTGTACCTTAAGATGGGAGTGTAAATTTCTTTCTCCCACAAAATCTTTACTACACTCTTTGCATTTAACCATTAAAAACCTCCTCTTCGGTCATTCCCATAATACGACATTTTATTTCGTCCATAGAAGAAAGGTTTTCGATTTCTTTTTTTAAGGTTTTTTTTCTCAATTCGGCGAGTTTTATCATTTTGATTCTAGATTCCTCCTCTTTCCAAATTTCCACTAAATTTAATATAGAGGCGTTCTCTTTGATTTGTTTGCTTAATCTATGACTTCTTTTCTCCTTGAGTTCATTAAGAAGTTTGGTTTGTCGGTTAACACATTGGTTGTATTCTGTCTGAGCTGTGCTAATGGACTCTACAAGACTCATGGCCAACCTTTTTCCCTCTGTCTCTTCAGCAGCTTGATCTAATAGTTCCTGAAGTCGCTCAACCCTTATTTGAATATTAGAAGCTATAACGACTTCAGCAGAAAGGACAATGTACTGATCTACTTCCTCTTGAGTTAGGTCAGGTTTATCGTTCGTATATCTCACGAAACTGCTTTCAAAAAGTTCTCTATTTTTTCGAGAGGTATAATTTGATATTTGATGCAAGAAACGATAAGTGTGCATATAGCCAATTAGTTTAGAAATACTTTTCCTATCCGAAGCTTTGATATTGTTTTTATCTATACCTTCATGAACGTATTTATTTATTCTGGCGATAGCTTTCTGCTCGCTTTTAGGAGGAACATAATCAGAGGGGGAAACTTCTTTAATTATTTCAGAAAGAACTACTTTACCGTCGATGGTTTTCAAATACTCACTTACCGCTCTGTATCTGCAATCTAGAGGAGCTATACTCTCATCAAAAAGTTCCCTAGCCATGTCTAAAGCTTTCATTGTGGAACAATTGTTGTATATATATTCTCTTTCTTCCTCATCTAGCTCATATTCTTTTTTAATATGAATGGATGTCACTGAAGCTTTTTTGCCTTTCGACGCCAAATATTTTTTTATAGCTTTTCCGTAAATGCTCCTACCATCTCTAAATTTTTCATCGACAAAAGGAAATAGTTTCGCAACTAAATCTTTTATCATAGGTGGCGTTTTAGAATTCCACAAATTATCAATTTGAATCTTTTGATTTTCTTCTAGTTCTATTTCTTGTTTCTTTTTCACAAATTTAAATCCCCATCTGATATTAACTCTTTCGCTTTTTGTATTATTATTTTTTTTAAATTTTTTATTTGCTTGTATCCCGGACTTCTGTTTTTTTCGGAAGTTTTATATCCTAGCATTTTAGCCACCTCTTGCTCTGTTTTGTCTTTAAGGTATAAATTCTCGTAAACAATCCATTCGTTCGTCTTAAGTCTAACCTTTAACTGTGCATTAAGTTTTCCAAAAAGCAAATCAAATTGAAAATCTAGAAGAGGGGTATCGAATACTTTAGGGGCTGTAGTCTCTAGAGAAGATGGTAGCTTGGTTTCGTAAGCTACTTTTTTAGTTTTCTCCCATTGAGCATACAAGGGGCAAGCTGAACCTTGGGAGCCATATATGTAACATAATGTGTCTGATTCTGCAGCGGCGCACTTAAGACAGGGGCGGCAATAATTTCCATAATTATTCCTTATTAGATTTTTTATCTGGTTGGATATTATCCTGTTAACCCAAGGAGCCAGAGGTTTCGACTGGTCGTAAAGATGCCATTTTTTAAAAACATGGATTCTTATTATTTGAGATACATCATCAAAATCCATCCAAGAAAGAGCGGTGAGATTCCACCTCTTTTTTCTTTTCTTGATTTCTAAGTCTATTTTTTTTGAACAATCTTCAAATTTTAACTTTTTCTTTTTCTTTCTTGGCATTCCTAGGACTTCTTTATGCTCCCGGCGTCCTTTAAAAAGTCCTCTTGAATGGTGTCTTTGGAATAGCTCGAATCTTTCCCTCGAATGAATGGAGCTTCCCCTTCGGCTGCGCTGCCGATTATATCTTCCAGCTTATCTTTATTATTTCTATTGGTATTAAATTCGAATTCTAGGGAAGATATGCTAGTATCAAAACCTTCTCCTTCGTCTTCTTCCTCGTCTCTGTCTAATGTACGCGCAGTTGTTTTTGTATATAATTTCCCGCAACTACCGCAAAACTTAGGTTTGTCTAGCGTATAGGAATATCCTGATCCGCAACTTTGGCAATATACCTTCATATTAGTGATTTACACTATATATTTTATAAAGAAATTTTTTTTTAACCAAAAAAAGTGTAAAATAATAAAAGCTATGGAAAAGATTAAGTTTAAAAACTCGGACGGGATAGAGTATGAGCTGATATGGAAAAGGCCCCATTATAAATACAATGCTGATGGCCTATGTTATTCTCCCGAGCTTGATAACCCAAAAATCCTAGTTGACCCTAAATTAAAGAAAAGAAGGAAGCTGAGTACCCTCATAGAAGAAGTGACCCATGCTTTCTTCTGGGAAAAAAACGAAAAAGAAGTGGGAAAATTCTCGTCGGTTTTAGCTGGTTTAATTAGCAAACAGATTAAATAGTATCTAATTTCTCCAATTTAGACACGATAAATTTAGTCAACTCCGACCTGACAATATCTTCCGCACTAAACTCAAAAGTTTCTATCCCCATATTCCTACTTTCCTGATTATCAAAAATACTAAAAATCTTACCAAATCCCCCCCTCTGACCATTTTTAAGATCCGTTTGCATTGGATCCGCCAATATAAAAGCTCGTGAATATTTCCCTATACGAGTGAGAACTGTCACTATTTCCCTAAGTGAGCTGTTTTGAGCTTCATCCAAAATTACAGCTTTAGAGTTCCAACTCATCCCTCTGGCGAAATTAACTGGATGAATAGACACCCTCTTTTCCTTTTGGAGTTTTTTAACTGTCGTTTCGTTAAGCAGCTCATCTAATTTATCCATAAAGGGAAGATTGTAGTAATGTAGTTTTTCATCGGCGTCACCGGGTAAAAACCCCAACCTAGAGTCGGAACTCTCAACTGCGGACCTCATATAGATTATATCTGAAACCTTGCTAGAGTTTAATAAATGAAGCGCCGAATATACGGAAGTGAGAGTTTTCGAACTTCCCGCTGGGCCTTTGCATAAAATTACCCTTGTATCTTTTTTTGAGGATAAATCAATGAATTTTTTTTGTTTTTCTGTCCAGTTAAGTTCATCTATATAAAAAGTGTCCTTTTGTTTGAGCGTTTCCCTCTGATGAACTTTCACCTTCCCGTCCAAAATTTCAAGAGATTCAAGATCCCTTGTGGTTTTTGCTTTTGGCATTAATGTAAATTACACCAAATAAGTGTAATTACAAGAGAAAAGTTATGGACGAAATTACCAATGCTGCTCCTCAGATTGTTAATTTGATGGAAAAGGGAGAAATAACTCCAAGTCAAGTCGAAAAAGTTGCCCAAGATTTAGTGGGAGAATATGGGTGGTTTTTATTGGCTGGCCTAATAGCTATTTTAACCAAAGATTTAATTATGAACTTTGCGCAAGCTTTGGTAGTATTTTTCGGACACGATTTTAATAATGACGACATAATATATATTTCAGGTCGTCAAGCTAGAATAGTAAGGGTGGGAATAAGGACTACTTGCTTTTACATGACCGATAGGGCCAGTAAAATGGTCGTACCAAATGAACAATTAAAGCAGCTTACAATTGAGAAGCGGCTTATCCAGAATGGCAAAGTTCCATACTTACCCACTGGCGGTGACCCCAGTTATGTGGGAACCGAAGAAATTCCAATTCATCCCCCTCCTATGGAGGTAAAAATAATAGATAAAGAGAAACCGCCTTCTAGGAGAAAATGAAATTTATGATTATGAGAAAACAAACATTAGATATGAAAGAGTCAAGAATCACATATAACGACCTTTGGGAAGATCTGAAAGAGGAGGAAGCTCTCGCAGACGAGAAAGCTGGCTATCCTCCGAAATGTAATCCGGGTTATGAAGCAAGTGAAGACGGAAAAAAATGCGTTCCTGTAAAAAAAGATAAAGCTACCCACAAAAAGAAAAAGTGGTAATTATCTTTTTCCCCAGTATTTATGTTCGTAATCAGGTGTATTTTCCTGAGTCATAGCCTCTACCCATTCAGAGCTAGAGTTTTGATCTAAAAGATTATGGTGTCCGCTATTGGTGTCCGTGTGAGGGCTCCATTGCCTAGCTAATGCAAAAAGTTGAGCTTGTTCGTAACTTAAAGCAGCCACTAAAACACAAAACTTTCTCAACACAGATACTTTGGGCGGAGGGTTTATTCCTCGCTCAATTTTACGCCATATATCTTTAGAGACGCCGAGCATGATGCACATCTTCTTGGTGTCCTTGAAACGTTTTATTCTAAGCTGTTTTAAATATAAATGGAATTTCATTATTCTTATACATATAAATCAAAAAAGCCGCCTTGGTTTATCATTACTTCAGCATCCATTAACGCGTTAAATTCTTGAGCTTCGTCTATCTGTTTAATTCTATCAGCTTCTTCTATTTCCATAGCTTCCATTAGTCGTGAAGATTCTATCTCTTTATATACTGCTATGGTCTGGCCTTGTTGTGTTATAGCTTCTATATTCATTTACATGCCTTAATGATCATAACTATTCCCACAACCACAACTATACCTATAGTTATGTGGAGGTCATTGCCGGGAAACCATTTTATTTCCTTCTTGCTTTTTTTACGAGCCATTTAAACCCCTCTATAACATAGTGTCGAATCACAAATGGTGAAACAGCTATCCATCCCACAACTAAAAGAATTTTCTCTCCTATCGGGTGCTTCATTTTAATGTATTACACTTTGTATTTGCGAAAAAAAGTGTAAGTATACTTGTATGAAAAAGTACGTAATATTAGCTTTACTAGGCTCTCTCATAGCTTGCACAAATAAAGAAGCTGCTCCGGAAGCTTCTGGAGCTACTAACGTAGTCGAAGAAAAGTCCTTCGGTCAGGAGTTAAAGGAAAAAGTAGTTAAGCAAGCCACTGAAACTGTTGTAGACAAAACGGTAGATAAAGTAGCGGAGAAGGCTAAAGACGAAGCTAAGGACAAATTACTAAAGGTTTTAATCCCTTAATGTAATATATCAAAACTTCAGTCCCTGAAAAGCGACTGCCAGCCCTGATTCAAATAGATCAGGGCTTTTGGTATGTTTTTATGTGTAATTTAACCTAATGGCATATAGGACGGCAAATTTGTTATTGGATCAAGGCTCAACGTTTTCCACTACTATCACGGGATACGATGTTGATGGAAATTTATTAAATTTAACAGGATACAGTGCCAGAGCAAAAATCAAAGCGAACTATAGTACAGGAACTTCTCTTGTTGATTTCACAACTTCAATTCAATCTGGAGCTGCATATGTAAGTGGGTTGGTCGATTTATCTCTCACTTCGACTCAGACAGCTGCCTTAGCAGCGAATGACTGGAGATATGACGTTGAGGTTTATAGCGGGACCAACGTCACAAGAATACAGCAGGGATTAATAAGAGTTAACCCGGAGATAACGAGATAATGCTAAAATGGTTAATTATTATATTGATACTTCTGTGTAGCGCGGGATGTAAATCACCATTAAAAGAGATAGATTTTTCTATCACTGGTCTCGAAATGGAATTTTACGAACCGGAAGAATCAGAAAAGAAAGAAGGTTTCCAGTCATCGGGTAATTGGAAGTTTTGGGATAAAGAAGATAAAGAAAAACCTGATCTCATGAATAGAGACGGGACATTCGGACCTAAATGATATGAAAGATATCAATTCGGCATCAGACAATAAGTTCTGGTTTGACATGCCAGCAAGCCCAACTGGTCAAAGACCCTCTTCTCCCATCGCTGGACAGATAAAGTACGACACAACTGAGAACGTATTAGAATACTATAATTCCTCCACTGCTGGTTGGGTAGCGGTTACTGGAGGTGGAGGTGGGGGAAGTTCTTCTTATATTGGTTTAACGGATACCCCGGGAAGTTTAGGAACAGCCGGGCAGGCGGCTGTGGTAAATGCTGCTGGGAATGCTTTAATTTTTTCTGGAGTAAGCGGCACGATCGGTCCCCAAGGTCCGAGCGGTGCGACAGGGCCTCAAGGAGCGGCTGGATCCGACGGATCCGATGGAAACGACGGAGCGGCTGGGGCTACAGGCCCATCCGGAGCGACGGGAGCAGCGGGGACAGTAGGAGCAACAGGACCGAGTGGCGCAACAGGACCGAGTGGAACAGCGGGAGAATTCTCAACTTCATTTGACGTAACAGTAGCAAACGACGGAGGAGGGAATAAGTTTTACTTAAGTGAAGTTACCGGAGCTAGCCATGTAACGGTAGGTCAAGTAAAACAACTTGAAATTAATTTACAAAAGGGAGACACCTATAAATTTACAACAGATGCGACTACGAATGGCCATCCATTACATTTAGCTACAGCAGGAAACGGAGGCAACTATACATACGAATATACTTCCGGAGTAACAAATTCAAGAGCCGATAATGGAGATATATTATATTTCAGAGTTCCTCAATCCGCTCCTTCCAAGCTTTATTATAATTGTGGTGCTCATGCGGACATGGGTGGCACAATAAATATCGGAACTACTGGAACTGGAGGCGGCGGTGGCGGAAGTTCTACATTCCTTGGATTAACCGATACTCCGGGATCATTTACAGCTAATAACTATATTAGAGTAAATTCTGTAGGGGATGCCTTGGTATTTACAGAAGGATCTACTGGTGATGGAGTCGCATTTAGTCAAGTTCATACCGGAGATGGAACTACAACGAATTTTATTCTTACGAATTCTGTAAGCAATGTAAAAGACTTGTTGGTTTCGGTGGAAGGCTTAATTCAAATTCCCACTGTCGATTATACTATAACGGGAACAACAGGAATTTCGTTCACCACAGGCGTAACAAGTGGACACTTAGTTGACGTCCGTCACTTAGCTTTGCCAAGCGGCGCAGCAGGAGCAGCAGGAGCAGCAGGAGCGGCTGGAGCAGATGGGATCACCTCAGGTGTTGCCTCTACTAATCAAGGAATATTTACTGGTTTTAATCTCGCTGGTACGGCAACGGGAATTGTTCAATACGCGAGTGGTTCTGTCGCGGGGCTCGATCTTGCGGACAACAAGTGGGATGTTTCAATTGTTGAAGAAACCGATTCTGGCGGAGAAGTTGGTGATGCAAATTGGACCGACGTTTCACTCCTGCTGCCGCTTGACGGAGCAAACGCTGCGA